TTTTTATTTTGTGCCAAAGTTTTAAAGTTAGTTCAGCATCTTTTTCACCATATGCTCCAACTTCCATTGCAGGCATTCTCCACATATCTGCTTTAGGATCTAATCCTCTTTCTTTAGCTGCTTCATTCAATCTTGCTTCGTTCTTACCTTCACTTAAATGATGCCAAGACAAAGTATTCAATGTATATGAAAATCTATTTTCATCTATGAGTGATGATGCAATCATGGTATCTATTATTAAACCATTGATTTTTATACCTAAACTACGTATCCAACATACGTCGTACATTGCGTTATGAAATATTTTTGTAGCAGGAGATTCACAAATATCTTTAAACCATTCTAAAGTTTTCTTACGATCTAGGTTTGGCCCTATTTCATGTGCTATTGGAAAGTAACCCTTATAACCATCTACAGCTACAGCAATACCTACAACTTCACCATTACCAATTATAGAACCAGAACCTTTAGATTTTAAATCAGGATCTCTAGTTTCTAAGTCAATCGCTATTTCATCTGCATTTCTTAAATCAGGAAATTCAGTAGGCATTACCCATTCTGTATGTGGTACTATCATATTAATCTACCCCAAAAATAATAAGTGATTAATGTATAAAAACACAAGTCATGTACTGCAAATATATTCACTTGTTACCCATATCTTTCATCTTTTTAATTTCTAATTCACAATAATGAATTATTTTTTCTAAATCTTGAATGCCATTTTTATTTTTATAACGGCATACATACTTTATAACGTTTCCCTGGAAAAAGGAAAGCTCATTCTTAGAAATAAATTCATAAGGTTGAATGTGAAACGATTTGTAGTGACTCCCGCCAATCTGTTTATCTTGCGGAAATATATCATCAAACATTTTTTTATTTGTCATAGTGGATAGGTCTTTCTGGTTTTGGTTAGTTTTAATTTATATAGATTATTTTTAGCACGTGTATAGGCTACGTACCAAACTCTATGTTCTTCGTCAGCTTTATCTTGGCTTCGGTTCATTGACTTAATAACCTTATCACCCATATCTAAACAAAGAATTACATTATCTTTCTCACCACCTTTTATAGCATGTATGGTAGAAAGCCAAATTCTAGCAGGCTCATCTAAATTTTCTTTATTCTCTATAAGACGTAATAAATATTCTTTATCTTCATCATCAGCTAATTTAAAAGCTTGGAACCAATTTACTTTTTTATTCCATTCAACTTCTCCAGTATAACTTTTAATATCTTTTATTTCTGCTTCAGATAATTCTTTACCATTACACCATTGAGTGTAATTATTCATGGCTTTATATAATGTAACTTTTATACTTTTACCCCTATTACTTTCAAAATAAAAACCTCTTTCTATTAACATATCTCCAATTTTTAAAACTTTAGATATGGTTCTAGATAGTATTAACCATTTACCTTTGGTTAAATTAACTTCATCTAAGTTATATATCTCTTCACATTTACCTTTATAATTTCTAGGATGATATACCTTATGTTTCCTGATGCCTGTTATATTGTCTATGGCTACCTTAGACTGTTCTTGAATTGCTTTAGATATTCTTTTTGAATATATTAATACTTTTTCTTTTGCAGGTTCTTCTATAAATCTTTTAACATCAGCTCCAGCCCAGGCAAAGATTGCTTGGTCATCGTCCCCTGCTAAATACATATCTTTAGTTTTTGTTTTTAAAACATCATAAAGCTTCCATTGTAATGGTGATAGGTCCTGAGCTTCATCAATAAAGATAACATCAAACTCTGGAATCTTTTCTGGTTGATTTGTTAACATTTTAATCATGTCATTAAAATCATGTAGTTTTTTAACATTTTTATAGTTAATTAGATTTTTAGAAATATGATTTAATGTTTTCCAATTCACGTCTTTAGGATCATGTTCTTCTAAATTAAATTCATCTTTTAAATCTACACATCGGTTAGAAGCTTTTTGAATTATTTGAAAATATGGATTATCAAAACCTAAATAAAAAGATTCATCTTTATTATACCTGTCATAAAATTTTATTTGTAAGTTTAATTTTTTACCTAATTCTTCGTAATGATAGGGTTGCATTATATCATCTTGAACCATTTGCAGTTTTTCAAATGCTAATGCATGAAGTGTTTTGAAATATTTTAATTTTTTATTTTCAAATGGCATTCTTTCTTTTGCTTCATCTGCAGCTTTTTTAGTAAAAGCAAAATAACCTATACGATCTAGGGGTACTCCTTTTCTTGCATATGCTTTAGCTCTAGATATCAAACGATATGTTTTACCGGTACCTGGAGGACCATAGTATTTATAAATCATATAATTTCTTCTTCACTTTCAATAGGAACTATCTCAGTCACTTCTTCTGGTTTATCAAAAATAAACAAAGGTATTCTTGCAACTTTAATTGGTTTAAAAGATTCACCATTATCATCTTTACCTGGAAATCTTTTAGGTGCACTCATCAATGCTCTTTTTTCTTTGTCTGGATCTTCTGCATCAAACAATTGATACTCAATCATGAAAGATGTTTTTTGTTGATCATACTTCCATTCTTCATTCTTTAATTTTTCATAAAACTTTCCAAGTACAAACCACGCAAATTTTTCTTGAACTAATGGTCTACCACTTTCAAAAGACATGAAGCTTGTTGCCTGAGCCCCGTAAATATGTTTCTCCAATAACTTCTTCAATATTTCTAGTGGACTTGTGCCTTCTGCAGGTTCTATAATTTCCACTTTATCTTTAGGATTACTAATTGCTTTTAATATCAAATCAAATTGATCTTGTTTAATGGTTGGTGCTGTAATTAAAGCTTGTTCAAATAATACAGTTTTGAATTCTTGTACTTGAGTTAGTTTATAAGTATTTTTTACATGTAATTGTATAGTATCCCCATCATCATTTTCTACTGTAACTCTCCATTCTGGATTAGGTTTATAATTTATTTTTTGTAAATTACTTAATGTTGGATAGTTTGCTTTCTCTCCAGATAACACACCAAATTTTCTTTTTGCACAAACTGCTTTCATACAGTTTGGTTCTAGTAATGGATCTGTACAAGTAAAACCTTTATTTTGTTTCTCCCAACTAGATATCTTTGATTTAATATGATCATCTGTCCAATGTTCATCAAAAGAAAAGTATCTTCTACCTGCTTGCAAAACCATTTTTTTCCAAGTATCTGGATATTTCTTTTTAGCAAACACCATGTAGTTATATAAGAATCGATCTCGACCATCTGTAAAGGTCATTTGTTCTTTAGTTAATTTTTGTAAACAAGGTGGACCGTCTTCAAATTCTTCTCCACCACCTTTTAATTCTTTATAAACTAAATCTTGTTTTATCTTTTTAAAACTTTCTGGTTCAACTAAATTTAATTTAACTGTCTCTATAAATTTTTGAAAAGGCATTAACGTACCATCTACATCTAATGCTTTTCTATCATCACCGTTGTAAGGTAAATTTATAAAGTTACCATTGGATAAAGTTCCATCACTTGATTTTAATTGAGTTTGTTTAGGAAATATTTCTGTACCTTGTGGTAATTTAAATACAAATAATAGTTCTTCTAAAAAATTTCTGATGTCTTTTGCTTTAACCAACCGAGTGGTGAACACATATAAATGTAATCCACCACTCTTGGATAGGACAGGGATGATTGGTAAGCTTTTATCCTGGATAACATCAAGATAAAATTTTCTATCTATTGGATATTTATCTACATCAATTGCACCGAATCTAGCTAACCCTTCATCAGTACAAGGTTGTATTCCAATTGATCTAATTCCTTTAATATGATCTTCGTAATCTTTATCAGTAATGGGTATCTTAGCCCATTCATGTTTCCATTTTTTCTTGCCTGTTATTTCGTCGATGTATCCATCATCAACTTTACAGACACCATAACTTCTCTGTAATCCCGTAAAATATTCTATGTAATCTTTCATATATTCCTGTCCGTTTAATTTTAAAGGTGGGCCAGTCTCCCAGCCCTACCTTTTCTTGCAAGTATTCTCTTAGAGAATTAGATAATATCTTCAGATTTACCTTCTTCAACTTTCTCATACTTAGGTTTGCTTACCCCAGTTGATACTTGTTTTTGAAACTCTTGAGCCATCATGTATATAGCTGCATCTTTTTCATTTGATACATCTAACATTCTAACCATTGAAGGTTTATACACATGCCAAGTTTTATCTCCTGCATTTTTTTCTGCTGTTTGTAATTTAAACACTGCAGAATATGCTGCCGGTTGAAAAGAACCTTTATCATCTGTCATTCTTAAATTAGAAATCAGATCATTTAGTTTTCTAGCCGGTGTAAGATTAGATGATCTCATAGTGATCACCGCTTTTCTTGGTGTACCATCTACCATTGCAATGATAAAGAAATACATGGTTTTCTCAATATAATTACCATTAGATAATCTATATTTGATTCCTCTCATTTCTTCTTTAGCATCTGCAGGTGGTGTTAGGTGTGTACCTACTGGTGCTGATGGACTATCTCCCATCTCTTGCCATTCTGGATATCTAGTTTGTGTATGTGCTACAATCACATCTAGACCCTTATTACCATCAATTGGAGTTCCAAAACTATTGGAATAAATCATTCCAGGTTCTGCTCCAGAAACGTGTTTAGCACTTCTTGAGTTACACTCCGGTGATAGTTGATGTAAGATTTTCAGAATCGGTGTTGATACGTCTTCTGATTTGATTTCCTCTGCACCTTTGCCTGAATCAGCTCTAAGGTTTAGAGATGCTAGTGCACCTGCACTATTCTTTTTAACGACTTGTTTGTCCATACTATTTACTCCTTTATTAGTTTAGTATTTTATTAGTTTATTTTTTATTTGTAATGCTTGTACGATTTCCGTCCAATACATTAAACAGATCAGCGGGAATTTCTTTTCCATTTTCTTTCCATTCACGCATCACTGCTGAGAGTCGAGAGTGGTGAACACTTTCCTTTTGAGAAGGTTCATAGCCACTCTCCCTCGCAAGGGTAGCATAAGCCATTGCCTTGTTATCTTCGCCTTGACCAAATGTTACTGTAACATTATTATCTACAATATCACCTAGTCCATTGTTTCGAAGCCATTGTATCACTTCCAACTTTTTATCTGCTTTAGCGGAAGCAAAAAACTTTTTACCAATAGATAGTTCTGAACCATCTTTTAGTTTTACAGTTTTTAAATTTTGTTTTTCCATAATCTCTGGAATTACATGTTCTGATAAATATCTTTCCTGCTCTTTTAATTCTTTAGTTTTTATTTCAGATGCTAATATCTGTGCACCAATAGATTTAAATTGTTCGATCGCTTCTGATAATTCATTAACATTTAAATTATCTGTTTGATCAGGTGCATCCTGTCTCAAATTTATATTCATAATATTTCCTTTCGTAAAAGGTATATATAGGAGAATTTTATATTGTCAACTAGTTTTGAAAAATATTTATTTCGATTGGGTAATATGTTTTTTCCTGTCTGTCCCATTTTAACAATTTGTATTTGCCATTAGTCATATCAGAAACTATTGAACATGTCACCCCAATAATTGCAGGATCACCAGATAATAATAAATAATCTTCATTTGTAAAATTTTTTAATTTATCTCTTATTTGAAATATTAATGGACCAGGTGAAAAAATCATTTGTGCTTTTGATGGAAGCATG